TCACTCCGGGTTCAATATTTTACCGAAGTGTATCTTGATTCTTTGATTAGCATTTTCTCTCATGAGATTTGTGACATGTGTATACACTTTCAACGTCGTCTTTGCATCATCGTGACCTACACGGCGCATAATTACAGTAAGATCGACTCCTGCTTCGGCCAGCATACTTACGTGAGTATGCCGGAAGATGTGAGGGGTCGCTTTTTTTGTTATAGAAGTTCTTTTGAGCAAACGATCCATACGTAAAAGCAATGTTTTTTGAGTGATTGGTCGGCCATTAGGACGAGTGAATATGAAATTATTCTTGTGGAAATCACTATTCAATTTTTGATATCGTTCATTACGCAGCTTCTGTACTTCTTTTAAATTACGCAACTTTTCAATGATAACGTCATCGAGATCGAACGTCCGAATAGAACCTTCGGTTTTAGGTGGTGTGATTTCAACTTCGCCACCAGATCGATCGGGAACGTATAATGTCTTTGTGACTCGTATTTCGTTGGTTTTAAAATTTATATCGGGCCAAGTCAGAGCACATAATTCTCCTGGTCTCAATCCTGAATAAGTCAATAGATAGAACACTTCTTCGTCATTATCCAGCCCCCGTGTTTCAACCGCTGCTAGAAATTCTTGTAATTCTGTACGTTCTAGATATTTTTCTCTGACTACATCTCGCTCAATATCTTCCACGGTTAATTTTTTCTTAGGCATCTTTGCACCTTTAGCGGGGTTGTCCGAGCGCAAGCGATTCAATATAGACCATTCAAAAACCATACTCGCTGTGATATGTATGTTACGTATGTATGCCTCAGCATAGCCTTCATCAAAAAGCGAATACAGAATCTTTTGATATTGTGTTGGAGTAATCGTTTCAACTGATTGCTTATCAATATGTCGCAACAACACTAATAACGACTTTGATCTTGAACGAATCGTACTGTTCTTGACCTGGCGTTTAGAATAATCCTCCATCCAACCTTCTGTTGCTTCTCGGAAGGATGTGCGCTTGGCCTTCTTTAAATCAATACCAGAATGCAGGATGTTAACGGCTTCTTGCGCAGCATCAATAGCTTCCTGTTTTGTATCCCGTACTCGAGGGATTTGACGACGTTCACCAGTGACTGGATCTGGAGGTCCCTCCATCACACAACGCCATTTGTAGCCTTGTTTGTTTTTTGCAGGTATCTTTTTTATGCTGGCCACGAGAATCGTCCTCCTAAAGTCGTTTGTTTTTTATGATTCTTTCAATTGCCTTTCGAGTTTTCTTTCTAACCTCGCCAACCTCCCTGAATACCCTCCTTTAGTTCCATCGGTCAGTTCATACTCAAGTGCAGCATTGCAGATGTCTATGGCTTCATAAAACCGATTCTTATTCTCGTAGAACATAACCAGGGTTTTAAATGATGGGATAGAAGGAAGAATGCCGTATGTAGGGTTGCGTTCGTGCCAGGCTACCTTGAATGTCGGGAACAGTTCAATATCCTTCATGCAGACCGCTACGAGCTTCTCAGCTGCATCAGGTTGGATAAGATGCATAGAGTAGAGCTTGATGAAGTTGTTATAAGCGAAGTGCACCTCAAAAGGTTTGTCCTCAACCAGTTTGAGGTGTTCCATAAAAAAATCCTCAGTAGCCCTGTAATTAAGCCACAGATTCATATAGTCAGACATTCAATCCCTCCTGGTGACTGTAATATTTTATGTAATGATAGCTAGTCGATTTTTGTCGTATTATATTTTGTAATCATCCAAGTTCAATCCACGCACTACATACAGAGTGCGACAACATCCAGAATCGGCAGGTGCGTTCATGATAAGACGAATGAAGAGGCTACAAATCAAGAAGAAGGATGCTTTCGAATGCAGAGACATTGATCTCAAAGATGTGAATTATATAGATAAGTGGCAACGTACAAGCAATTCGCATACCGCGCTTGCCTACCATACGAGTGATGGCTCATTCCAAGACCCAGATATCTTGGCTGAAGCAGCTGAAGCCTATAAGGATCTGGGTTTTGTGTTAATAGGGAGGACTGCACTGGTACAAGAGTCTAAGATCGATAAGATTCAGGCTATCGAAAATAATGGATCTCTAATAACATTCAAGGACGGTACCGAAGTATATGTGATGAAGCAAATATAATAGTGAAAGTCAACCCCTTCAATGGTGTTTAGGGGGTGCTTTCGTTCGTCCTTTTTCGACAACGTTTTCCATGTTTATGTGATATTGTATGTACTACCAGAAGGGATTGCGTATTCAGGTGGACAGTAAAAAACATAAAGTACGCACTGGAGTGTACTTATTCCTTACGAGCAGCCTAAGCCACTCTGCTATCGCCACTCCATTACATAAAGATCGTCAACCTGGCAATCAAGATAATAAGCAATCAGATGGGCCTTCTGGAGCCTCATGTTCTTCCTGCGAAGGTTGATGTAGTCAGAAAGTTGCTGTTTGCTCATATCAATGTTATCAGCCAGCCATTGTTGATTGATCTTAATCGGACTTGTCGGCGGCTCCATATTGGCGCGCCGAACAAGCAGCTCTGGAATGCGACAGCGCACGGGAACAAGTTCCATCGCCCTGCCACCTTATTATACTATTTTTCTGGAACATTTACGAACATTAGTTCGTATGTTAATATAATGAAATCATAAGCCTCTGAAATGGAAGGTGCAAAAAATGGATCAAGAATTCCTAGAGAAAATGTCAAACTTCAAGCAGTTGTCATCCGTTGATCCTAAGGAAATCTATGCTTTCATTAATGAAAAGATAAATCAATCAATTATTTTTGAGAGTTGCGATGAACAATTTTAATCATGTCCTCTAATGTTTCAGCGTCCTGGGGGTTAGTTAAATCAAGGTTGTACTTTTTAACAAGCTCCCTTAATACATATTCTGTTCGTTCCCTCGTTAGTTTCCCATCTGCAGATTCATTGTTAGTTTCTTCGTCTGAGTCTTCACGCCTATCTCTTTGCCGAATATCTGTGTTACCCATTAAAAAATCAATAGATTCCCCAAAAAAGGCGCTCAATGACAACAGTCGATCCCGCCGTGGAATAGAATCTGAAGCTTCCAGGCGTCTTATAGAAGAAGCTGGAATATCTAACTGATCTGCTAGTTGTTCTTGAGTTAGGCCCCTTTCTAATCGGAGTTCTTTTAAGCGTTCTTTGAACAAAACCATACGATCACCACCTGTTTCAATAATAACTTAGGATGTTCGCAAAATAAACGTTCATAAAACGAACTAATAGTGTTGACAAGATCGTTTTACGAACATATACTATGTATATAAAGTTCGACAAACGAGCAGATGAGAGGTGATGAAATTGAACTTTAAGCGAATCGTTCTGATTGAAGCTAGGAATAGAAAAGGATGGACTCAGGAAGAACTCGCCTCGGGTGTTGGAATATCTAGAGCTTACTTAGCAAATATAGAACGTGGTGAATATGTTCCTTCTTTAAAAGTAGCTCAATCACTTTCAAAAAAACTTGGAGTGAGCATAGACAAACTTTTTTTTAATGATAACGCTCGAAAAACGAACAGTGATAAGGAGGTGATCTAATTGGCAGTAATCGTCATGGAAGAAGCTGATCTTGAACGCCTGCTTGATAAAGTTGTATCTCGAGCTATCGAAGCATACGCCGTGCAAGTTCCTTCGTCTTTACCACCAGTTCTTAGCAGAACTCAATTCATGGAACTGCTGGACATCAGCGCTCCGAAAGCCTCGGAGGTCATGAAGCGCCCGGATTTCCCAGTAAACCGCGAGTTCGGTAATCCGCGAATCCCAACAGGCTTGCTGCTTCGCTGGATCGACTCGCATACCGATTGGGTTGAACAGAACGCAGGTGAAGAATTTAAAGTCAGACGTAATTATGCAACAGGATAAAACAAACCCGCCGAGCTGTACCGGCAGCGGCGGGCAGGGAATGCGGCAAGGGGAATTGCTTAAGACAATCATACAACAGGCTCCTGTCCGATAAAACCCGCAAAACCGGACAAAGGAGATGATTAAAAGTTGGCAATCGGACAATTCGGACTAGCATTAGAACAAGCGTTAAAACGCTCAGGCGATACCAGGGAGAAGGCAGGGCTAATCGTTCATGCTGATGCTTCCTTGGTAGGGAAAATCGCTAAAGGAACTCGGAAGCCATCACATCCTGTCATGAAAGCCGCAGCTGAGCATTACGATGATGGACAATTGTTCCTCGCAGCGGCGGCAGAAGTGACCGGAGGGGCGTTTGCCCCATGGCTGGACAACGTAGACCTACATAGAGCAAGTGTTCTTCTCAAATCGTTAGAAGAGATTCAAGAGGTGCGTGATGCCTCCGGCATAGCGCCAATCAGTAAAACGAATGAACAGATCAATGAAACCGAGCGTCAGCAGATCAAACTGCTTTTGATGGAGACGGTAGAGGCGATTACAGCACTGACGCATTTGGCGGCGGCTATCTGTAAGGAATACTCATTCAGTTGGCTGTCGACCTGGAAGGAACACCGCGCTGAACTGAAACTCAAAAATTACATGAAATGAGGGTTGCTGAAATGATAACACTCGAAGATTTGGAACAAGAAGCACGTTTCGTGGCAAAGAATGCTAAACACAATCTCAAGCTAGTTAAACAGCAGGCTGCAGTTATTGATCCGGCAAAGCTGGAGAGCAACATCAAGTGGCTCGAAATGATGATCGATCTGCATCAAAGAGATCTGGCAGCAGCAAAAGAACAAATGAAAAAAGCCCGCCTGGCAGGGCGGACCTCGTTGAGAACCCGTTTAAAGTATCTCGTTGCGTCCATTTTACGTGAAGATCGCAGCAAAGGCAAGGGGGAAGCGGTGTGACGGAGCAGGATAAGGCTGAGTTTGCCGCCGCACTTGCGGAATTGTACGTCAAGCGTCGTCAGGAATGGTGGTCCGCTATTGATAGGGTTCAGAAGATCAGAGCTGCTATCAAGGAATACAGTCAAGCGTTCCTCCTGCAGCAGGATCGGATCAAACAGATTGCTACTGCAAAGTGGGATCAGTTGGTTGAAGTCATCGATCTTCTGCCGGCTGATATAAAAGCAGCAACTATGCAGGAAGTAGCAAGGATTGAATGAGCAGAGGCTTCGGCCCCTGTCTCCAAGCGTCGACCCTTAGAAATAACCTTTCCTCCGGGTTGGCGTTTGGAGATGCGGCTGACGCATCCAAGGTGGTGGCGGAATAGGTAGACGCTAACGTCTCACGGAGAGGGAATAGGTATGCAATAACAACTCCGAAACGAGGCATCCACGGATACCAAATTCGTTGGCTAGAAGGTAGTGGGGATAAAGTTATCTCGTTGATTCCCATGAAGGTCGATTCCCTAAGTGGACGGCGCTAAGAGCACGGCATATCATGCGAGGTGCAAATCCTTGCCCACCTTGATCAACAAAAAAGCGACCCCTCGCACGGGCCGCCTCGCTCTTTGAAAACTGAATAGCATTAAAGCTTTATCACTTGCCTTTATCTTACACGATGAAGGCCAAACGACACAAGAGGGAGGGAATAGGAATGTCAACAGCTTTTTCTGCTCATATCAGCGGGAAGCCTATCGAAGTTGAAATCGTGCCTCCTACGAATTACGCACCGCCGGTTCTTTCTATCCGGCAGCAATCTGGGACCTTTCAGTTGCATGCTGACCCGGATCAATTAGCTGAAGTCGAATATGCCATTCGGACTTATCTGGAAGGCATTCGTTACCCAGAAACACCCGATCAACAAATGATCTTACATGCTGAATGCAATGCAGCAATTGAGGAGGGGATAATGCTTGAAACGTATCGTGTTGGAGCGCCTGACGCTCCGTAATTTCAAAGGGGTTAAAGAACTTGTCCTCGCTGTTAACGGCGGGGACGCTGATGTCTATGGTGACAACGCCACTGGCAAAACAACCGTCTTCGACGGTTTTGTCTGGCTCTTGTTTGGTAAAGACAGTCAGAACAAGGCAGACTTCGAAATCAAGGGACTGGATGGTGCCGGTAAAGTCCTGCAACACAAGCTGGAACATGAAGTCGAGGGTGTTTTTCTAATTGATGGCCGCCGCCGAACCTTCCGCCGGGTCTTCTCTGAGAAATGGACGAAGAAGCGCGGTGCCGCAACAGACGCTTTCGAAGGACATGAGACGAATTACTTCATTGATGGCGTTCCAGTAAAAAAGGGAGAGTACACCGCTGAAGTGGATTCCCTCATTAAAGAAGATCTCTTCAAACTCCTGACTTCGCCTTCTTACTTCAATGAACAATTGAAGAAGGAGGATCGCCGGAAGACGTTGCTGGAAGTGTGCGGTGATCTGACGGATGCTGAGGTGATTCACGGTAATAAGGAGCTTGCATCGCTACCGGGCATCCTCAGCGGGCGTGACCTTGATTCCCATAAGAAGGTGATCTCATCCCGCTGCAGCGTGATCAATAAAGAGATCAAGGAGCTGCCGGTACGGATCAGTGAAGTTCAGCGCCAAATGCCGGATGTTGCTGAACTGGATGAAGAGCTTCTTAAGGAAGACATCGCCATCCTGCGCAGCCGAGTTGAGTCGTGTGAAGCTGAACTGTCCCGTATCCTCTCTGGTGGAGAAGTTGCGGTACAGGAGAAGCGGCTGAGGGAGATCGAAGGAGAGCTTATCTCCATTAAGAGCCGCATGCACTCGGATGTTCTGGATAAGTTGGCTCTCAAGCGAGATGAAGTAAACCGGATGCACATTGAAGTCAATCGGTACCGTCGTGAGATTGAGGATAAGCAGCAGCGCATTCAGCACAATGAGAGGCTGGCAGCGGGGCGTCAGCAAGAAGCGGATCGACTACGGACGGAGTTTGCTGAACTGAAGGGTCTCGTCTTCGAACATCCGGAAGGTCATGATTCTCACTGCTCAGCCTGCGGACAGTCATTACCTGAAGACCAGGTAAAGGCAGCTCACGATAAGGCAGAGGCTGACTTTAACCGTAGGCTCGCTGAACGGAAGGAGCGTATCAATGCTTCTGGTAAAGCAGCCGTGGCAGAGGCTCTGAAGTTTGAGCAAGAGATCGTCCGGTTTCAGGGAGACATTGAGAACCTGAAGAGTGCTTTGCAGTTGCTTCAAGTAGAATTATCGGCTGCTGAGGCTGAACTGACTGATCTGAGAGCAGGCGTTAAAGACCCTGCAGATGATCCAGCCTATGCCAGTAAGCAAGCCGAGGCAGTTGCAGTACAGCAGCAGATCAGAGAGCTTAAAGCTTCATCTGACGATGCTGCAGCAGCTGTTCGGAAAAGTATTCTCTTTCAACGTTCTGAAATCGCGGGAATGGAAAGCGACCTTGCCAAGTTTGATGGTATCCGTCGTGCAGAGCTCAGGGTTACTGAGCTGGAGAATCAGGAGCGGGACCTCGCAGCTGAATACGAACGGCTGCAACATGAATTGTTCCTCTGCGAGGAGTTCACCAAGACTAAAGTCAGCATGCTGGATGCCAAGATCAACAGTAAATTCAAGCTTGCTAGATTCCGCCTCTTCGAAGAACAGATCAATGGCGGAATCAAGGAAGTCTGCGACACACTCTATAAGGGCGTTCCATATGACGGCGGGCTGAACAACGCGGCTCGGATTAATGTAGGCCTGGACATCATCAATACACTAGGTGAGCATTACGGCTTCTCGGCTCCTATTTTTATTGACAACGCAGAGGGAGTTACAAAATTGGTCAAAACAGAGGGACAGATGATCCAATTGATAGTTCCTCCATCTTTTGAAAAGCTGCCTGATGAAGTGCAAGCACATTTAGTTTCAACACATGGTAGTGAGGATAACGCCAAGAAGAACTGGATCAAACGAAACAGTACATTGCGCGTAGAAACGGCTCAGCAGATACAGGAGGCGATTTAATTGAGTACAACTAATCAGGTGGCAATTATTCAAAAGGACATCACTGATGATGTTAATCGTAGCCTTACACGGTTGCAGGATGACGGGTTGATCTTGCCTTTGAATTACAACGCCAGCAATGCGCTTAAAAGCGCCTTCTTCAAGCTCCAGGAGGTACAGGATAAGAATGGCAAACCTGCGCTGGAGGTGTGCTCGCGGGAATCCGTAGCAAATGCACTGCTAGATATGGTTGTACAAGGTTTAAGCCCAGCCAAGACACAATGTTACTTCATCGTGTACGGCAGCAAGCTTCAGCTTAATCGCTCTTATTTCGGGACACAAGCTGTGCTTAAACGTCTGTCCAACGTCAAGGATATCTGGGCAAACGTGATTTACAAGGGCGATGTATTTGAGTATGAAGTAGCTGGCGGGCGCGAAAAATTGGTCAAACACGAAACCAGTTTTGAGAATCGGGATAATGAAATTCTAGGCGTCTACGCTGTGGTGAAAACGCTCGAGGATGAAGAAATCCTTACCGTCATGACTAAAAAGGAAGTCGACGCTTCCTGGAGTCAGAGTAAAACAAGTCAATCCGTCCATAAAAAATTCCCGCAAGAAATGGCAAAGCGGACTGTTATAAACCGTGCGGCCAAGGCTTACATCAACACCAGTGACGACAGCGACTTGCTGGTCGATGCTATTAATCGGTCAACAGAAAACGAGTATGACGACCGTATCGATGTGACGCCAGAAGAAGTCAAAGCAGAGATCGCAGAGCATGCGAACAGAGAAGTCATTGATGTCAAACCAGATGTTACTCTGTCGTCATCAAAACAACAGCCGGTATCAAGTACAAAGAAACCTGTTGATGATCCTCACGGTTTCGCTGGAGATGTTCCACCTGTTGAGCAAGAGTTGGATTTCTAATGATAGATATCCAATGCCTCGGCTCCAGCAGCGCCGGTAATGCCTATCGAATCTCAGATGGGCATACCGTACTCCTGCTGGAAGCCGGCTTTCCTTATAAGTCGATACAGCGGGCTCTTAACTTCCGAATGTCGGACATTGCTGGATGCCTCATCACACATGAGCATTTGGATCATAGCAAGGCTGCTCCTGACATCATGCGAGCAGGCATCAACATTTACACCAGTGCAGGTACGGCAACTGCCAGAGGGCTGTCAGGTCATCGCCTGAAGGTGATTAAGGCGCTGGAGCAATTCACGATTGGCACCTGGATGATTATGCCGTTTGATATTCAACACGATGTAGAGGAGCCTCTGGGCTTCCTGCTTGCCAATACGTCAGGCGATAAGCTAGTCTTCCTGACTGATACCTACTACTGCCGGCATCGGTTCAGAGACTTGACTCACATCATGGTGGAGTGCAATTACTCATTGGATATCGTTAATGATCGTGTTGCTTCGGGCCATCTACATCCTGCCCAGAAGAAGCGTCTGCTTCGTTCTCACTTCGGGTTAGAGCATGTGAAAGACTTCTTGAAAGCCAATGATACCCGGAATGTCGAAGAGATTTGGCTGCTGCACTTGTCGGATGGCAACAGCGATGCTGAACGCTTCAAACGGGAGATACAAGAGACTACAGGTGCATTGGTGCGGGTAGCAGATCGATGAACGGACCGATGGGGGAACGTATTTGGACCAGCAGCATCGCTGAGCATATCTGGGAGCTGAGAGCCTCTGACCCAGAGGCGTTCAAGATGAGAGTTAAAGAGTACTTTGCTCGCGGGCATCCTGGCTTTACAGTGATCCGGGCGAAGTACCCGCACATTTACATTCAGGACGATAGAGCAAGCAATAAATAATGGCTGCTGCGGGAGGGGGGAGTGCATGACGGAGTCAGCCAGAGAACCAACAATGGCCGGCCTCCTTAACCAGTATGAAGCGATAGGCGGGCCAGAGGAATATGGTCCCGAAGGTATAGCTATCATGGTTGCCTTATGGCGAAAATCGAGCAAGTTAGGTTGGAGAAAGGCATTCCAGATGACGAACACAGAGCTTACACTTCAGACCGGAATTAAGAGCCGGGATACGTTAAATACACATCGAAGTAAACTCGTCAAAGCCGGGTTAATTGGCTACTCTCCCCCACCGCGGGGGAGTTCGAAAGGAGATTATCAGGTACGCTTTGATCTAATTGTTGTCGGAGAAGTGGTCCGAAAACCGGACAGCTTTTCTGAAGTATCCGAAAAAGTGGTCCAAAATCCGGACCACTTTAACCAAGTTGTCGGCGAACCTGTCCGAAAATTGGACCACTTTCCCGACACTGTATTAAAAGATCTTATTACTACTACTACTCCTACTACTGCCGCGGGCAGTGATTGGATTGAGCCAGAGGTTGATCCTGAGGCAAACGGAATGATCGCTATTTTAAACGCTTATTGCAAATTGAATCGCAAGCTAGACTTCCATGTTAAACCAAAAGAGCGCGATGCCATGGGTCGGATGGTCGCCGGGGGGATGCCGGTACCCTTTACCATCTCAACTATGGAGAGCCTGCTACAGGCCAAGCGCGAAAGAGAAGGTAATGATTTTGAGTACCCAACAAGCTTTTTTTATTACGACAAGGCAATAAACGAAGCCTGGCGTAACTCCCAAACTACCAACCCGCCGATGGAAGGAGTCGCCCCGGGAGAAGCACCAGGTCCTCAAACTAAGAAGACAAGGCAACAGCAGGAAATTGATGATCTGGACCGCTGGATCAGAGAGGAGGAAGCACGTGAACAAGCTAGAAGTCGCTAAGCTCTACAAGGAAATCAAGAAGCGCTATGCGAATTTCGACGCCAGCCTTCAGGCGGTGGAAGAGGATCTGGGGATGCTTCACGATATTCCCTATGATGTCGCTTATTCCAATGTCCGGCAACACATCATGACCAGTGATTTCCCTCCGAAAATCTCGCAGATTCGCGGCCGGCTTGGAGAGCAAATTGAGCGGGAGCGCATGAAGGAAGCGACGACTCAGCATTTCCAAAACCTTGATGCATGGAGTACAGCGAGTAAGCCGCCACCAGCAGGTTATTGGGATGATGTAAGGCGGAAAATCAGGGGTGAAGCAAATGCTTAATCGTGAAGAGATGCTTGAGCAGATGGGCATTCAGACTCCAGTTGATTTGGAGGCTGAGCAGGCGGTACTCGGTGCAGCTCTTCTGGACCAGACTGCTTACGATGCAGTTGCTGACATCCTTCAAGGCGGGGAATTCAGTGACAAAAGCCATGCCCGCATATTTCGGGCAATGCGCAAGCTCAATGATGCTGAGCTGCCGATCGATATGGTCAGCTTAACCTCACACCTCAAGGATAGTGAAGAGCTTGAAAAAGTGGGTGGAGTCAGTTATCTAGCACGGATGGCTGGAGCTGTTCCAACCGTTGCGAATGCCGGATATTACGCCGAGCGGGTGCAGGAAATGTTCCTTCGACGACAAGCCATAGACACTGCAATGGACCTCTTGCGAAATGCTGGTGAGGAACAGGACGTGAAAGGTTTCATCTCGATGGCGGAACACGCTGTTTCGAAGTTATCCGATCAGTCGGTTCCAGTTCGAGAGTTTGCCACCATGAAGGACGTGCTGATGCAGGTCTGGGAAGATGCTGAGCAGCGGTACAGCGTGCGGGAAACGTCACGTGGAATCACCGGCATCCGATCTGGGTTTGATGACCTCGACAAGATGACATCTGGCTTCCAGCGCAATGATCTGATCATCGTGGCTGCCCGGCCTTCCGTTGGTAAAACCGCCTTTGCTCTGAATATAGCCCAGAATGTTGCGGTCCGCGCCAAAGAGACGGTTGCCGTATTCAGTCTTGAAATGTCCAACGCTCAGCTCGTGCAGCGCATGGTCTGTGCTGAAGGTAATATCGATGCCAGCCGGATGCGGACTGGACACTTCGAAGGTGAAGACTGGCAAAGGATGTCCGAGGCTATGGGGTATCTGGCCGAAGCAGACATCTATATCGACGATACTCCTGGCATCACCGTCAACGAGATTCGTTCCAAGTGTCGGCGGCTCAAGAAGGAGAAAGGCCTTGGCATGATCGTCATCGACTACCTGCAGCTCATTCAGGGTAGAGGGCAGCGGGGAGTGAGCCGGCAGGAAGAGGTATCTCAGATCAGCCGGACGTTGAAGCAGCTTGCGCGGGAACTTGAAGTGCCGGTAATTGCACTGTCACAGCTCAGTCGGGGTGTAGAACAACGTCAGGACAAACGGCCAATGATGAGTGACCTTCGGGAGTCCGGTTCCATTGAGCAGGATGCTGATATCGTTGCCTTCTTGTACCGCGATGATTACTACAATCAGGACACGGAGAAAAAGAACATCATCGAGATCATCATCTCCAAGCAGAGAAACGGCCCAGTGGGCACGGTGGAGCTAGTGTTCCTGAAACAATTCAACAAATTTGTTAACTACGAGCGTTCGCAACATGATGCTGCAGCGCCTCCGGATGACATGGATAAACGCAAATGGGCTTAAGAAAGGGGAATTGCGATGAAGCAGGGGAAGCGGCCGACACGTCGGCAGAAGCAAGAAATTAAAGCGGCAGGCTTAGTTATGGATAACTGGCTAGTTGAGCGGGATACGCACACTCAGTTAGTACTGATTAATCGGTACTCTAACAAACTGCGAACGATCCGCCGGGGTGCCTGATGGGTCGGAGAAACTACTGGCATGTATACAATTACATGCGTCGCAAGTTGATAGACAACGGGAAGCAACCAGAACGACCGGAGCTGCTGAATGAATTCATCGATCTGGATCCGGATGAAGTGGACGAAGGGATAGCAGAGTTCGAGGTGGCATACGGACGGAGAAATGAGGCGGTCAGCCATGGGTAGGTTCGATCCGTTCTTCCAGCAACGACTATATTACCCCGTGTTTGATAAGCGTGGCCGGGTAGCCGGTATCGTGTACGTGCTCAACTCTGGCATGCTGCCTCAAGCAGAAGGAAATTCCAGACGTAGAGGAGGGAGAAGACGTGACAGACAACGGAATCGAAAAAGTCATTGAAGCTGTCCGTACCATCCGGATTGGCGTCGTGGCAGAGGAATTTGAAATCCACCGGGCGATTGCCGCAGCTCTCAACAAGGCTGGCATCGACTATCATCATGAACACAAGCTCGGACCGAGGTGCCGCATCGACTTCCTGACTTCATCCGGTATCGGTATTGAGGTCAAGAAGGGAAAGCCGTATTCGGTGGCTGTCGAGAAGCAGCTCGAGCGTTACGCTCGGTTTGATGCTGTGAAGGGCATTATCCTCGTTATTGAGCGATATCAGGACGTACCGGCGGAAGTAGCAGGCAAGCCATGCCGATCACTAGGATTACGAAAACTTTGGGGCATTGCCTTGTAGGAGGGGCTTATGGGCGTACCACAATTTTTACACGCTTTAGACAACGATCCACTGATGACATTCGGGACACTCGAATTTGACGCCAAGAAGAATGAGTGGGTTATGAAAGGTGATCAAGCGGCAGTTATGGCCGCTAAACGGATGTTTCCCGGAGCCAAAGGACGCGGCAAGACAGTGCGCTGGCCTCGAAGTAAAAGAACGGATGGCGACTTGAACTGGTTTATGATGCGGTACCCGCTAGAGATCAAGGCCAAGACTCAGTCCATCTGGGAAAATGCGGTCGAGAAGGCTCGAGAACATACGATCAAGCGGCTGACGGTCATCAAGAACCCAGTGCAACTGCAGCCAGAGCCATCGATCTTCAACGGCGAACTGCGGACCTTCCAGCAGGAGGGAGCCGGATTCCTGATCAATTCGGCGCCGACGCTATTGGCTGACGACATGGGACTTGGCAAGACGGTACAGGCGCTGGCATGGGTGGCACACCTTGGACGCTACCCCGGCATCATCATCGTACCGACATCAGTGCAAAGGCAATGGGAGCAGCAGATCAAACGATTTATTCAGCCAATAGCTACTGAGGGCTCATTGTTACCAGAAATGAACGTCCACATCATTAAAGGCCTCAAGCCATACAAACTACCGCAAGCTCACTTCTATATTATCCACTACGGACTGCTGCGAGCGTGGGGCAGGCAACTGGCGGAGATGGAGTTACAGTTCGCCGTGTTCGACGAGGCTCAGGAGCTTCGGCACAGTGGCACTGAGAAGTACAGCAACGCTTCGATCTTGGCGCAGAGTATTGCTGACGGAAATGTCATCGCATTGTCCGGTACGCCGATCTACAACACTGGTTCTGAGATGTGGAACATCATGAATATTCTCGATTTCCAGTGCCTCGGGGATTTTGAAAGCTTCTCGAAGGAATGGTGCGCAGGCTACGGTGAGAAGATCGTCAAGGATCCGGAAGCGCTCGGTTCTTACCTCCGGCGAGAAGGGCTGATGTTGCGGAGGTCCAAGACTGAGGTCCTGAGCGAGTTGCCTTCGAAACACCGGGTTGTGCAAGCGATCGACAGCGATGATATCAGCAGCGGATCGATGGGCGAGATCATGGATATGATTGCCGACTACGACGCCGCACAAGGCTTCGAGCGTGGCCGTCTTAAAACGGAGATCGGGCGTAGGCTTCGGCAGGAGACGGGCAGAGCCAAAGCTCCATATGTGGCTGAGTTCGCTAAGATGCTTCTGGATGCCGGTGAAGCGATCATCCTGTACGGATATCACCATGGTGTGTATGACATCTGGCGGCAGAAGCTCAAGCAATACAATCCTGTATTCATCACCGGGGAAGAGACATCTAGTGAGAAGGAGCGGTCTAAGGAAGCGTTCATCAGAGGAAAGACCAATCTCATTATCATTTCTCTCCGGGCTGCTGCTGGTATCGATGGACTGCAGCATCGCGCAAACGTCACTCTCTTCGGCGAACTGGATTGGTCTCCTGGCATCCATAGTCAATGCGAAGACCGGGTCCACCGTATGGGACAGGAGGCCAGCGTGCTGATTTACTACCTCGTATCGTCGGGCGGTAGCGACGAGCAGATGCTTGAGGCGCTCGGCCTTAAGACAGCTCAGATTAAAGGGATCATGGGTGAACAGGGCGAGACGGAAGACGAGCGTATGCTGGACCAGACGCAGATTGGGGAGCACTTGGACCAGATAATCGAGCGGCTTAAACGATGATTCTGGTTTGTCTGGAGTGCGGCGGGGACATGGAAGAGATCGAAACAGATGCATTCCGTTGTTCCCACTGCAAATGGGAAGCTGAACAGGTAAGTATAGACGAATTCGAAGCGGCTAAAAGCAATGGACAAGTCACAAAAGAAGCGAGTATCAAGGCCATGATTGTATAAAACGGGAGGGATATATATGAAAAGGAACAAATTAAGGCGGCGTTGGCCAATTTGGAGCCACAGCTGAAGCGCGTATCGAAATTGATTCATGATGCGGAGAACGAGGGCATCTATAGCAGCGAAGATCCGGAAGAACTGTATCTGCGGAACATGTTTTACAGAGTCGGTGAAGATCTGGATAAAGCACGGCGGTATATCCGCCAGGTTTCAGCACGCATCTCTTCAGAAGGAACAATTAGTAAACTGCCAGATGGACGGTATGGAAATGAGAGGGCTTATTATACTTCTGGATCGTCAATTGAATTCTTGTTCAGAGATCCTGACGGAGATGATCGCTGGATTTACTCCAGTGTAGAGCATAATGGCGTGGATTATTACATTGTTGTCAAACCAGAACTCTCACTTGATGGTCTGCGGGTCCGTGTTAAGGATCTTCCTTTCTGGGACTAATTCAAAGAACGGATGGAGTAAATCCCATCCGTTCAATCTTCAGTAAGTTTCAATTCTATAAGTTGCTTACAATTAGGACACTTTTTTTCTAAGGTAAAGGTCTTCTTATTATTAATCTCAAGAAGAGATACCAGTTGTACTAAAATCCCTGGCAGTGAAACAAGCCCCATAATTAAGGTGATCGCATTAATAGTGGCAGTGTTTACCAAAATTGTTTTGTCGGTAAGAGCACCGAACATCAAGATCCCTAGAAAGGCTACAAGTGCAACAATTGAAAAGATGAAAACTAGAAAATATACAACTTTAATCCAACGCCATATTTTTTTGAGCGTCATTTTATCACCCCAATCTATTATACGGAAACTATGGAAATAGATTCAACAAGAAATGAAAGGCCGTGATGACTTGGTCCTATTAAATAATATCCAATATAAAACAGCCGCCTTCCTCTTTGCTGGTATTGGCGGGGCTACGGCTGGAGCAATGAGATCAACGGTCGAATATGGCGGCAAAGTATATAAGTTCAAAGTGCTGTGTTCGATCGACAACGATCCGGTTGCCTGTCGGAATCATGATTTGATCTGCGGAGAGAAAACGTCCGTTGTCATGGATCTGTTCCAGCGTTGGCAGTATGAAGCCTGGCACGGCCATGAGCCACCAGAAGGTTGGAGAGAAACAACACCATGGGATATCTGGCTGGCATTTAAGGAACAGGTGCCATTCTTCCTATTTCTCTCGCCACCTTGTAAGGGACTCAGTGGGCTGTTGCCGTCTGATAAGGCAGCTTCAGCTCAGTATCAGGCGCTCAATTTTTTGACAGTTCATGGGCTTGAGATGGCCCTGCGGGCTTGCCTAGAATACGGCGGTGCCATCCCAGCAGTCATTCAATTGGAGAACGTGCCGAGGATCACCAGCCGGGGCAAGCCTTTATTGAAGCAGATTCTAAAGATGCTCAAGAAATTCGGATACGAGGTAAGTATCCGTTCTGATCACAACTTGGGTAGCATTGGCGGTCTTGGGCAAAACCGAGTCCGTTTTCTCCTTAAAGCCCGCGATCCGAAGCAGATTCCAAATGTGATTTATTACCCTGAGCATAAACCATTAAGAAGCATTGGAGATGTGATCGGAACACTGCCGTCCCCCGGAGATGTTGTAGCAGGCGGACCACTGCACAGACTTCCCCGGCTTCAGTGGAAGACTTGGATGCGGCTGGCCCTTATCTCCGCCGGCGGAGATTGGCGAGATCTGAACAAGGTCGATTGGCAGAACCTACGCGTTGTTCATGAGCCTCGACGCGGAGCTTACGAGGTGGCGGATTGGAATGAGCCTAGTAGGGCAGTGACAAGCACAGCGGGACCCGGCAGGAGCAACGGGGTAACGGCCGTTTCGGATCCTCGCCTACAGATCAACGGCGAAGGAAAGACAAATATCCTGCGGATACAGTCCGTAGATGAACCTTCCTCCTGTGTAACTGGTGCTGCCGGTCCGCACCAAGGTGGAGCCAGTATTGCTGACCCTGCACTGAAAGAACGTCCCGGCCGTCATCCGGCAGCATACCGGGTAGTACGTGCAGATGAGGTGGCGCCATGTGTGACAGGTACTCGATTTGGCAGCGGTGCTATTGCTGTTGCTGATCCAAGTGTTCCGGAACGCCCAGGGAGATATACCGATCAGTATCGGGTGCAGTTGACGGGTGGACCAGCGGCAACGGTAACGGGTTCCACGGATGTACAGAATGGGGCGCAACTAATTGCAGATCCTTCATTAAAATGTGCTCCACGTGCAGATAGCTACGGTGTCCAAGACTGGAACCAGCCAGCCAAGACAGTGATTGGTAGCGCCGATATCCATGCGGCTGCCGCAGCGGTAGCTGATCCACGGATCCCGGCAGACAACGAACAGGGGGTTTGGGTGATCATCGCCCAAGATGGTACTTGGCACCGTCCGCTTACCACTTATGAGCTTGCCATGCTACAGAACTTCCCAACGCATTTGCCGGACGGCAGACCATTCCAGCTCGAGGGATGCAGTGACGCTAAGGCCCGGGAATACATCGGTAATGCTGTTCCTCCGGCAGCTGAAGAGGAGATGGGAAACGTCATTCTGATGGCAGCAGCGGAAGCAGAGGCGGGGATATCCTTCCAACTTAGTTGGAACTCGGTTTGGGTGGTACCAGAGGATGAACGCCAGCCGGTAGTGTTGCAATAATTAAGCCTGTGATTGGTATTTGCACCGCTAAGGCCTTAGCTCATCCGGTCTACCGCATTAATGGCACTGATAGCCTGGACCACCTGTACCTGTACCGTTAGGACAGCCGCCTTAGGCGTCAAGGTGGTGGACGAGGAAGGGGGAAGTTCATTTTAACCCCACCCGTTCAGTAGCATAAGCGAATGTAACTTATGAGCTAATTTATGCTCAAGTTTTGGGTCATCTGCAATTAATAGCTTAGCGATAAGCCATTCAATATACAGATCGGTGTATTCCGGGAACTCCACGATAAAGGCATAGAAGTAGCGGCGAGAAAGATTGTTCGATTGATTCATTTGAGGTAACCTCCGGGATTTTTATTTGCCATTTTGGCTTGGTTTCTTTATACGAGAAATTAATAGATTTCTTAAATAAGACCAAGAAAAATATTGATTTACCGTTCTTCACACTAACTATCGTTTTATGGGGCAAAATTGATGCGATTTTTTTGGGAAGGAGAAAAATTTATGTTCAGATTGTTGGATGCAGTAGATTACCACCTCTATGTACTTCAACGATATACTCCTGACTCTCGCACAGTTTTTCATACAAAAAATTTAGAAAACAATCGAGCATCTTTATTTTAGACCCAAGGAGGGAACAGACATGAACCACTGGTTTTATATCACACCTGAAGAGTACGAGCAGGCTGCAGCAATAGGAATTGATTCCGAAAACTTGAATCGCCGTGTCCGGCTATTGGGCTGGGATAAATCAAGGGCCCTGACTACTCCCCTCGGCATAAAGACAAATCGGAACCATTGGTCTGAAATGGCGAGTCAAAACGGAATTGGATATTACACTTTCATGAATCGCATAAACAACCTGGGTTGGGATGAAGAGAAAGCAGCCACCACACCTTTACAGGATCGGAAAACTGCGGCAGCTCATGCTACTGAAAAGGGGAGAAAGTTCCCTGTAGAACTCCTTCGACTGGCTGAACAGAACGGCATTGCTTACCACACAATGCGCGCCAGAATCAATAAAGGGTGGGATCCGCAAGAAGCAGCGACCATGGCGGTTGGCTCTCACAGCGATGCTGGGAAGCTCGGGAAAGCTGCTGTCATTGATAAATATGGGGACTGGAATAGGTTCTCTTTCAAAGATCATATAACAACTACTCGAGCATAACCCCTATAAGGAGAGATAAGCATGAGCGATCAAACAAAAGGCCTTTATAACAAATACCAGATCATTAATCGGGAAACAGGACAGGAGGCAGATGGTCAGTTTTTCGTTCTCAAGCCTGCTACTGATCCAGCAGCTCGTGCAGCTCTGGTGACATACGCTGAGGCAACGAGCAATGAGCAGTTGGGGATTGATATTTTGAACTGGGTATCCAGCCTACCGAAGCTAGCGAAATGCGACTGGTGCGACACTGACGTAAAGGGAGAGACAGAATTGACGCATCCTCATATGTTTGACATGGCAATTGGAGGGCGGATGTGTCGTAACTGCTGGGAGCATGACCGCGAGGTGTACAAGGGTTCATATGGCGAGGATATCGGGGAGTTCAAGCCAATCAAGGGGGTGCAAGCATGAAAGCCATAACCATTATACAGCCCTGGGCGACACTGATCGCTGTTGGGGAGAAGCAGTTTGAAACACGCAGTTGGTCCACGAAGCACCGCGGCGAGCTGGCAATTCACGCGGGGATGAAGATCGATAAGGATGCCTGCCAAGAGTCGGAGATCCGCGCAGCACTGGAGCGACACGGATACACGGTAGATAACCTTCCTACTGGAGCTGTGGTGGCAACATGTGATTTAGCGAATGTTTATCCAATCACTCATCACTTTGAATATTCAGGTGAGGCTGCTTCAATAAACGCCGAAGGAGTAATTGAGGAAATATTCGAGGGTAAGGAGTACGCTTTTGGATGGTATGAGGTAGGTCGCTACGCATGGGGACTGCATGCGGTACGCCGGCTGCCGGAGCCAGTTTCAGCGAAAGGACAGCAGGGATTGTGGAATTGGGAAGGGGTAAACGAATCATGACAGTAGATTATTCCAAAGTCACAAATGTTGAGTGGACCCCTGAGCAGTTGGCAGAACACCTTCGGCGGATTGGAGCAGATAAAGTTCCAGCCAAGCCAAAGACTAATACAAGTATTACGGCTCCACAGCAACATCAGGGCAGCAGCCATTATTCTCGCCGTGGCGGGGAGTGGTAATAGACATGCAAAGACCCCCATATCCTTGGCCGGGGCGGGGGTCAATGTAGCAAATCATTCCTCTTGACATTATAACATGACAAAGGGGAATGAGGGGAATGGCGATGGTATATAAACAGAATGAACTATTTCCGACAGCAGATGAAGACGAATTGGAGCGGACGAAATTCCTTCTCGGAAAATATAAGAGCATGATGTTATTAATAGCGGATTATGAGGAGAACACTGCGGATCTCCAGCAGGTCGGGATTGATGGGGAAGTGGCCCGCCGAATAGACCAAGATGCCCTGCAAGCGGACAAGACTGCCAACGCAGTCATTCTGATGGAAAAGCAGAGATGGGTTTATGAACAGTACCGGCTGTACACAAGCACCATCCTGCGGGCAGTAGGATTGATTCAAGACGAAGATGCGAAGGGAGCTGTCCAGCACAGATTTATTGAGGGCCATATGTTCAAGGAGACGGTGTTGTTCTTCAGACATGGAATGAGTGACAGCACGATTCGGCGCAAGATTGCCGAAGGGACAGAGAGCGTGGCGAACACCTTGAAGCTCATGGGATTCTTTGAGCGAGATAATGCGGAATTTTGACTGCAAAGTGACGCAAATGCGGCGAAACATGACCTCATATTGAACACCATATGACGCATTTTCCGTGCTATATTGGTAATGTGGAAATCAGGCGAGAGTGACACGCACGGCTGCAACAATGCAGCATTAACCGAGGCGTACCTCCTCTCGCTTTTCTATTTACTCCGTTCTTGAGGGTTTGTCATTCCCTTGTCCCCCTAGAGCCGTGACCACAGCGGTTAAAGTTCGGATCGTGGAGGTTGCCAGCCGCCTGAGTAAGTGCTGGTTTATCAAATAAGTGAGAAAACAGTAGAGAATCTATGATTTACAGGGGCGCAATTGCTTTGATCGGGTTCAGTGGTTTTGACTCCGATTTCTCCAGGTCAGTAAAATGGTCTTGTTCTCCATTGTAACTATGGAGGTAAAGATTTTAAGCAAAGAGCGTAGCGCATTTGCTGCGGACGCTTTGCGGACGCCATTCTTTTCTTTTGCGTTGCAGGAATTTAATCCCGTTTGTCGAAATTCAGTGGCAGGGGGTGTTTTATGGATATTATTGGTGATTCATTCAAAAACTCGATGAACGCGATGTCTATGGCCATGATTGAAACATTGCTGCTTTACATCGCTTTGCCGCTTGTTATAGCAGCAATCGTTTTGAGAGGTATTTTCCGTTTACGAGGGCGGGCATTCAACATCAGTTTTGGAATCGCAGCAATAGCATGTGCTTATTTCTTTATTTATCACGGAATTCCGTATTATGAAGCAGTTTATGACAGGAAGCTCGTACAATAATACATATTCTGAAGTCGCTCATTATTGGGCGGCTTTTTTGTTTGGAGGAATTGATTTTGAAGAAGAAACAACAGCAGCAGAGGTTAAAAGGCCCGCCTCAGCAGCCACAGAAGTGTAAAGGTTGTATATGGGGTCGATGGGAGCAATCAGCACAGTTTTGTTCTAGGGTGAAATGCCAGAAGGGAAAATCTTCCTAGATGTCGAAATGTGAAGTAAAGGGAGGGGGATTATATGCAAAATGAAAAGTGTAGCGAGTGCGGTTCAAAGAACCTGAAGACTGAGGAGATTGGAGTAAAGACCGGCAATGCTGGTACTTTAACACGAATGAGAATCACTTGTGAAGAATGTGGTCACGAAAGAACGACTGGAATTATTGGAAGTGAACAATAGCACCTTCGGGTGCTTTTTCTATACTCGTTTTAAAGGAAAAAACTTCCTCAACGTCGAATTATGATGTCGAAGGGGGTGATTAATTTGTTGGAAAATCTAATTAAAGCTGGAGAAGAGCTCGAATCACAAGCTCAGCCGGGATTGTACGGTATTGGAAAGGTCCTATCAGGTGGAGATTTACAAAAATGGACGGCTCGAGTAATCCTCTATCTTGAAAAGCACCATCAAAATAGTTCGCTAACCAAGAAGGCGATAGAGCAAACTAAAGGTAATGTGGATTATGGTGAGTATGAGTATTTGCTAGGTCTTCTTAAGGCAATAAAAGAAAATGAAGAATGAACGGAATGGCACCTTTGGGTGCTTTTTTTATGCTTATATATGGCCTTCTGTAATCCGATTTAAGGCATTGTTCCGTTAAGCGTCCGTTTGTGAGGACAAAGTTGGAGAAGGGCAGGACGGCACGAGCCACGCAGCGTACTGACGGATTACAGCCTGACCCTACAGCAAAACCGACATAACATAAAAGTCCCCCACGGTATACGCAGGGGACTGTGCTATCATTTTGCATCCATTAGCAATTGAGTGATTGCTGAAAGAAGATCTGGTGCATAGTCAATTTCAAATTCTGGACCTGGTCGAGGTGATTTTCCGTGTGGTCGAATGTTAAATCGAAGGCAGGGCTTTCCTGTAAAACCATCTTCAACAAAAGTCACTCTTAGGCTTTCGACGCCATTGACCGTCTCTACTTCTATATACTTTTGATTGGATGAGTCAATTTTAATTTCATGGCTCACTTTAGCTCCTCCTAAGATATGTATTATTCGGCTTCGTTTCGCACAAAAATTACGCTGTTTCCAAGGTCTACGGACTTAATCTTCCAACCGGCATTTAACCAAGAGTGGGCTTGGGTTCGGCTGGGATGCAGGGTATTGGCCCACCAAGTTCGATCGTTGTAAGAAGATTCAGGCAGCTTATCTCCGAGAACCTTCTCGATCTCAGAGTATGACATTTGTACCTCAATCTGATTTTTTAAATAATCTTCAAGACGAAAATATTTACTCATAGGCAACCTCCTTTCTGTTTCCTAAATTATACATCAATCTCCGGGGGTGGTGACATGTAACATGGCGAGAGAACGCAGTCCCGAGCGGGACAAAGCAAAACAGATGTGGTTAGAGAGCGGCGGTACCATGAAGTTGGTGGACATCGCCGCCGCCCTTTCTATTGGAGAAACACAGGTCCGTAAGTGGAAGTCCCAAGATAAATGGGCTACTGAATTGAAAAGTAACGTTACCAATGATTCGAAAGGTAACGTTACTAATCGTGGTGCACCCAAAGGTAACAAGAACGCCGTCGGCAACCGAGGCGGTGCTCCTCCAGGAAACCAAAACGCTAAGGGCAACCGAGGCGGCAATGGCGGACCATTCCGCAATGACAAGGCCGTGACGCATGGATTCTTCCGTAAGTTCCTTCCAGACGATACAGCCGAGATCTTGGAGGAGCTTGAATCTCGTTCTCCCATTGATATGTTGTGGGATCAGATCACGATTCAATACGCCGCCATTCTCCGGGCACAGCAGATCATGCATGTTAAGGATCAGGCTGATTTAACCAAGGAATTGAAGAAGTCCAAGCTGGTGACCACCGAGAAATCAGATAATGAAGAAACAGAGTGGGAGATTCAGTTTGCCTGGGATAAGCACGCGACCTTCTTAACCGCACAGAGTCGGGCGATGACCACATTGCAGAACCTTATTCGGCAATACGACGATATGTGCCGGCAGGATGGAGCGGATACGGAGCAGGAGTTACGTGTTGAGAAGCTCAAGAAGGAAATTTCGATTCTTGATAAGAAAGGCGGAAGCGACGGTAGCAAGCCACCTCTTCACATCGTTATTGATTATGGGGATGATTCCTCATGAGTGCCCCAGTAGTTGTGGCTTACAATTCACATTTTAAGATCATTAACCGTTCTGTTCATCGGTACCGCGTACTTCGGGGTAGCGCCGGTTCAGGCAAATCGGTCAATATTGCACAGGACTTTATTCTGAAGCTTGGCGACCCGAAGTATGAGGGAGCCAATCTACTGTGCGTCCGTAAGGTCAATGAAACCAACCGGAATAGCACTTATGCTGAGCTGGTCGGAGCGATCAACCGCATTTACGGCGACCGTGCTGAGGAATATTGGGAAGTTCTACGTTCACCGCTAATGATCCGCAGCCGTGTTACGGGCAATGAGATCATATTCCGAGGCATGAATGATGTGCGGGACCGGGAAAAGGTCAAGTCCATCACCTTCACGAAGGGAAAGCTGGTTTGGATCTGGGTAGAGGAAGCAACGGAGCTGCAGGAATCTGATGTAGATATCCTGGATGACCGATTGCGCGGGGTGCTGCTAAATCCGAATCTATACTACCAGATCACTTTCAGTTTTAACCCGGTGTCTTCTACGCATTGGATCAAGCGCAAATACTTCGATTACCAGAGTCCAGATATCCTAACGCATCATTCGACGTATCTGCAGAATCGTTTCATCGATGAAGCGTATCATCGCCGTATGATGATGCGTAAAGAACAGGACCCAGAAGGATACGAAATATATGGGCTTGGTGAATGGGGCGAGCTCGGTGGCTTGATATTCAAGAACTTCATTGTGCATGACTTCGATACTTCTTTTGGGATGTTCGATAGTATGCACCATGCTCAGGACTTTGGCTTTAACCATGCTAATGCCATTCTCACGGTCGGTGTCAAAGACGGTGAGTTTTTTGTGTGCGACGAAATCTATGTACACGAGCTGCCGACGGACCAGATCATTGAGATCGCGGACCGAAAGGGCCTAAGCAAGTATCTGGCCATGTATTGCGATTCAGCGGAACCGGATCGGATCCAGATGTGGCAGAATGCCGGCTACAACGCGACTGCCGTCATCAAAGAGCCCGGCAGCGTGCAGGCACAGATCGATTATCTGAAGCAACGGAAGATTCATATTCATCCTGATTGCGTGAATACCATCAAGGAAATTCAACAGTGGTCATGGCGCAAGGATAAGAAGACGGGCTTGTACCTGGATGAACCAGTCAATGTGTTCGATGACGCAATGGCTGCTCTTCGTTACTCGGCTGAGCCGCTGAGACGACCAGAGTCTCTTTATGCTAATCAACGGCCTTCTGGCTGGTAAAGGAAGGTGAGCGCATTGAATAAAGGCATTAAAGTAGGGTCTTTCGCTATCGACAGTAAAGGTAATGTAACTGCACAATCTTTGAAAGTGGAAAGCAAATGATCAGCCTATTAATTACCCGGAAAGGAGGACAAACCCGTGACTATCATCTACAGCAAGAAGCGATTCCCGCCGCCGCCGTATGACGTTGAGGTCGAGGACATGCTCTACTACCGGTTGCTCTACAGTGGTGACCATGATCTGATCTTTCCAAGGGCTCGTAGCATCCAGACTACGGAGCGGGTCATCAGGCGTTCTCGTCCTGGCTTGCATAGGCGTGGAAGATCAGCAGACATCAAGGTCACAAGCGAGCATCAGTACATCGTGGTCAACTTCGCTAGCCTGGTTGCTGAGGTGCCGGCTGATCTTATTAACCGAGCACTCGGTAATGTGTCTGCAGACGTGGAGACGGGGCCGGAGTTAGAGTTTGTTTCGGGTGTGGTCACTGCATCTAAGCCCAATGACAAGATATGGGCTGCGGTCACGCAGCATCAGGTTGACGGTCTAATTGCTTACCGGATCCGGCGAAGTGTCAAGGGCAAGGTCTGGTTCGAGTGGCTGCTCGGCGATCGTTACTTTCCTCATGAAGATGGAAACGGTGCTGACCTGGCTTGGGTTGAGGAGTGGGACGACGGTAAGGGCGGTAAGCTGAAGTTTCTACGAGTGGAGCGACAACTGCTTAGTGATGAAGGCCTTGCTATCCAGCAGATGGTATTTAAGATGGACGGCGACGCAGTTGGTGATCAGATCAATACCGAGCAGTATGCTGCCACTTATGAGATCGAGATTCCTGAAGATGAGACAATGAAGGATGTTAGCGAGCTGCTCTGTGGCTTTGTTGTCAATGATGAGACCCTGCTGCATCCCCGGGGCCGTTCTGCTCTTCGCAACATCGATACGATTCAGGAGGAAATCAACTGGACGATCACGCGGGATTCCATTGTCTTCGATAAGCACGGTAAGCCGAAGCTGGCTATTCCCCGGGCATTATGGGATACGGTTGCTAACCAGAACCAACGTGATTACGGCGCTCGGTTTGTCCGCGGGGCTGATCTGGAAGTTGTCTCCTTCGACGAGAAGACTGGAGCCATCCCTCAGTACATCACATGGGATGCCAAGACGCAGCAGTCTTTTGAGCATGTCAATCGGCTGATCCGGTATATGCTGGCCGTTTCCAAAACTTCGATCCAAGCTGCAGGCATGGAGAATGCCAAGGGAGATACCGGCATCGCTCTGCTGTACCTCTGGATTCAGTCGGTCATCAAGGCCGATGCGATCAAGGGGAAGTTTGACGTCGCTATTAAGGATGCGATTCGGAAGTGTATGTTGCTGGAGAATGCGTTCGGGGGAGCAGCGCTGAAACCTGTGAATCCAGTCATTGAATGGGGTGACATGCTGCCGAAAGCGGAATCTGAAAAGGATTCGGAAGAAAGCAAGAAATACACCGATGGAGTACAGTCGCTTGAAACCACGGTGCGTAAGCTTCATCCGGACTGGTCAGAGAAAGCCATTGAAGCCGAGATTCAGAAGATTCAGGATGAGAAGGCGGTCGACTCACTGAACCCAACCTATGTACAACCTCCCAGGGTAACGGTGTAGGATGGCCACTACTGAAGAGTTGATTGCGATGTATGTCCAGACAGATGAACGGCTTCGTGCTTTGGTTGATCAACTGCGGGATGGGAACATATCAAGCCACCGTAAGCAACAGCTACTCCTTCAGGTAGATGTGATCATTGCGGAGCTGACCAGTGATGCCGGGCAAGGCCTGGCTGACCTTATCGGAACCGAGTACCGCAGTGGGGCAGCTGTGGCTGTTGAGCAGATTGTTGCAGCCGGGATTGCGCGGGAGGCGTTAGATGTTACGGTCAAAGCGATCATGCACCAAGGGGCAGCACAGGCGATCTCAGATGAGGGGTTCTATTCCATACTTGAAGCTTCAGAGCACATGAGCCGTGATGCCAAGCAGCGCATTGAGGATGCTGTCCGCATTGCGAATGAGCAGTCCTTTATGCAGGGCGTGAGCAGGCGGCAGGCCACTCAGAATGCCGTTGCTCTGGTGAACAAGCAAGGCATCACCGGCATGGTCGCCAAGAATGGTGCGCGGATTCCTGCCGACAAGTACATGGCTGGGGTTGTGCAGTACCATCAGCGCAAGGCGCACGTCACAGGAGTGGAGAATATGGCCACTCAGAACGATCATGACCTGGTGTATATCAACTTTGTTGGTATCACTTGCCCGGTTTGTGCGGTCTATCAGGGGCGTGTCTACAGCATCAGTGGCGATGATTCACGCTTCCCGAAGCTGGAATTTCGACCGCCGTATCATAGTCATTGTGTGCATAGCATGTCGGTATGGTTGGAGGAATTCACGCCTGCTGCCGAGGTTGAGCAGATGATTATAGCTTCAAATCGGCCATTTAAGGACAACCGAACCGTGGCTAATATGAAACGGTACAATGAGCTGCAGCAAGAGAAATCGCGTAAGAATGCGACTCGTAAGCAGTGGATCCGGTACAAAGCCGTTCTGCCGGAGGATACTCCGGACCTGAGACAATTCGCCAGCCATAAGGTGCGAGGGACAGCGAAGTATGTGGAGCTTCAGGAACTTTATCGGAAGGTGAACATTGAGATTAAGAAGGCGGGTGAGCCTAGTGGATGAGGTTAAGGAGCGGCGCGACCTTCGCGCAGGCAAGGTCACTCCGCTGGCATGCGCAGGTAGCCTACAGCAGGCAGCCGAGCAGGGGCGCATCGAGGCGTTCGTTGCTGTCGTGAAGTTGTCCGATGGAAGCATTCAGACGGTTTGGAGTCATATTCAGAACACTGAAGCGCTAGGCCTGTTGGAGTGTGGCAAGGATGATGTAATGCAACATATGCGTGAGTAGGTCGCTCGATGGAGCGGCCTTTTCTTTTGTCCAAAACGCCGTGAAGACGCTATAAAAGCTGCGGTAGGCAGTCCACCCGGACTTAAACTGGAGGTCAATATCATGAAAGAATATATCGTTAAAAAAGCATCCCGTTTCCCTTTGGATTTGCAGTTCTTTGCAGCAGACCCGCCAGCCGATCCACCAGCAGACCCGCCTGCTGATCCTCCGAAGGATAAGACCTTCACGCAGGCTGAATTGGATGCTGCTGTTCAGTCCCGGCTGGGCCGTGCTGAGAAGGCTGCGCAGAAGGCGTTGGCTAAGGAACTCGGCTACGATTCTGTCGAAGCAATGCAAGCTGCTTTAAAGAAGCCGGATCCTAAGCCAAACGATAAGACCAATGATCCTATTGATGTAGAGAAGCTACTGGATGAACGCTTGAAAGAGCGTGAGAAGGAGCAGAACGATAAGACCTTCAAACGCTTATTGACTGCCGAGGTAAAGGTTTTGGCGAACGAACTCGGGTTTGCCGATTGGGAGGATGCCTTAGCTCTTGCTGATCTGAAGGATGCCAAGGAAGATGAAAAAGGCAACCTGACTGGAGTCAAGGAAGCACTAGAAGAGTTGGCTAAAAAGAAGCCACACCTGCTGAAAGCTAAACAAGGCGGTGGGGCGTTTGGTGCCAATATTTCTAGTAACACAGCTGACGATAAGAAGAAGCGTCGTGAAGAGATCGTCAAGCTGGCTCAAAATCGAGGCGCGTCCGGTGGTACAGCAGCTCACGATCCGTGGGCCAGAAAATAAGGAGGGAATAATTCATGAGACTGCAACCCAGACCACGCTTTACTGTACAGGATGAATATGAAATTCTGGCATCGTTCGAGGTCATCCGTGAGGTTACAAACGGTATTACAATTGATGCTGCTTCTGTTCCGGCAGATTCCAATGGTGACAAGATCATCAAGAAGGGCATGCCAATGGCGAAGCTGACCGCAACTGGAAAGTGGGTACCTTACAAGCCAGCTGGTACAGACGGTAGCGAGAATCCGACCGTCATCCTCAAACGTACTGTCAATGTAAAAGATGGCGATCACGTTGTCGGTGGTTATGAGGTCGCGAAGATCATCGCAGCGCGTGTGCCAGTCACTGTTGATGCCACGCTGCGCGGTAAAATGCCGCACATTGTTTTTGAATAATCCCTATATCCAGAAAGGACTGACACACATATGTCTAAACAAAGACGTTTTAAGCTGGACCTTCAGCATTTCGCAGCCGGTGATCCCATTGATTTGACGCTAGAAGAAGCGTTGTCTGGAGATGACTTGCTTGTCTATTCACGCAATCTTGAAACATCTAATGAATATATCAGCCCGATTCTCTTCCCGCCTCGTGAAGTAGCTGAGCTGACCGTAGACGTGATTCAAGAGGAGTCCGCAAGACTGCCAGTCATGGCGAAGATTGCCGAACTCGGTACGGAAGTTGAATATGCATCCCGGGAAGGCATGAAGGGTAGCCGCATTGAGATTCCCAAGATTCAGCTTGGCCGCTATATGGACGAGCGGCTTGTACGAATGGCTCTTCAGGCATCACAAAGCTACGGTCTGCGGTCCGAAGAGGTTAATCAACTTCGCAATCGGCAGTTCAACGATGCACAGTTTACTGTGGATGCTATCCGAGCGCGGCGCGAATGGACGGCACTTACGGCCGTTTGGAGCGGTAAGGTCGTATATAACGAGGGCAATGTGAAAGTCGATGTTGACTACGGTTATACTGCTGAGCAAAAGCCCGTGCTTACTGGAAGTGACTTATGGAGTGATTTCATTAACTCCACGCCGCTGGATGATATTCAGACATGGGTTGATGCATGGAGAGCAAAGGGCATCCGGCTTCGCCGCGCCATGACCTCCCAGAAGATCATCACGTACCTGCGGCGGAACTTGGGTATCCGCCAGCATTACCACGGCAATCCGAGCGGAAACGCTCAGCCACCTCAGCTGACCAAAGCGCAATTGGATTCTGTTTTTGAAGAAATGGAATTTCCAACCTTGGTCGCCTACGACACGCAAGCCCGTACTGAGGACCGTGCATTGACTGGCGGCAAGCTGGCATTTACTACTGTGCGTATGGTGCCGGAGAACCGTTTTATCCTTCTGCCTGATGGTCCACTTGGCAACTATCTGTGGGCTAAAACCACCGAGGAAATGATTGCTGAGATCGAAGCAGAGCAAACCGGCGACATGGGCATTTACGTGTTCCGCGATGTGACGAAGAACCCGATCCGCATTCGTACTGCCGGTGTGGCCCTGAACTTTCCTGCATTCGCATGGGCAGACAGTGTAGTTTCCGCGACTGTAATCTAAGGAGCTCCTTCCGGGGTTCCTTTTCTTTTTACCGATTACCAATTGAGAAAGGATGAATCGAGTGGATATTAAGCTGAAAGGCGTTGTGAAGCACGGTGGCAAGTGGAAGAAGCCGGGGGACATCATCCGTAAGGTAGACGACGAGATTGCTGAGGAGTTGATCTCCAAAGGCCTCGCTGAGGAAGTAGAACCACTACCTGAGGTTGACACCGAGCTGCAGACTCTGCGGGAGCGAGCGAAGGCGCTCGGCATTGTGAATGCTGGCCGTCTCGGTGAAACCAAGTTGAAGGAAGCTATCTCCGAGAAGGAATCCGAGCTTCAGATGAGAGCTGCAGAACTCGGAATTGAAGGTACGGAAGACAAAACAGCTGAGGAATTGGTCATTGCCATCGCTGAAGCTGAAAAGAAGTAGGTGATGGAGGATGCTTACTACCGATGAGGTCAGTACATGGATTGCAGACAACGTTCTGGATACTGCTGCGTGGGACAAGTTGCCTCTAAAGCAGCCCTTGGCCATCAAGCAAGCGGAGCGTAACCTCACCCGTTGGTACCCAACTGTCGTGTTGACCGTTGAGTTGGTCTCCCTGCAAGCAATCTGGGAGATGGAGGGGCTGGATCCGGCGCTTAAATATCAGAAGCACAGCGTTAAGTCAGTCAACGATAATGGCGAGGGTGTCACGTATAGCGGCATCCGTGATGTTGTGGCACCTGATGTACGGGATCTTCTGGGCAAGACGGCCAGTGAGATCGCCGAAGAGGAAGCAGCGGGTGGCACCGATCTCCAATATGGAGGGAGCCTGATATGAGCTTGTTTGGCTATCCGGCCACTGTCACGCATTATCATTCTGGTGTAGATGACTGGGGCCGACCGTTACCACCCGCGGAAACGGTGCGAGCTGCCAAGGTTGTGGAAGAGCAGCGGCTGATCAAGAATGCCAAGGGCGAGGAGATTCAGGTTGCGTATGCCATCCATATCGAGGGCGCTGTGCCGATCGGATTTGACGATTACTTTCTATATAGTAATCAACTTGGAGCCGAGATCCGTATTGACGTGCAACATTATGAGATCCGAAAGTATCTTGGTACCGACGATGTGAAGAAGGTGATTGCATATTGCTAGCGGCTTTAATTTTGAACTGGAGGGCCTGGACGCCATCTTCACAGCCTTGGATGCAACACTTGACGAGATTGACAGTCGGGTTGATAAGACACTGTACACTCTCGCCCTGAAGGTCATCTACGATGCTAAGAAGCTGGCACCGCTTGATCATGGTGATCTGGAGGCTGCGCTCACTGTCGGGGAGGTCAAGCAGCTGATCGGCGTGTCGTATATCGATTTCGGAACGACTCCGGATGGTGATGCTTACGCCGTTATTCAGCATGAAGGATTTTACAGGGACGCCAAGGGGGCTATTAAGCCAATGGAGCCCGGCGAGAAGACGCTGTCCAAGGGTGCTTACAACGGCGAGATGCCGGGGGCTAAATTCTTGGAGCGGGCAATCAAGATGAATGAGAAGCTAATTATTGAAGAGCTCTCTAAAGTGCTGGGAGGTGGGTAAGCGATGGTTGCTAATGACTTGATCACTTTCTTGACGGCAGCTGGATACACCATCTATCCAGACGAGGGATTCATCCCAGCAGACCTCCCAGAGAACAAGTTGCCGTGCTTATTTGTCCTTGGAACGGGAGGATACGCACCGCATGACTACATTCCACGCGGAACGCCAACGTATCAAGTGATCGTAAAAGGAAAGTCATATAAAGCAAAACCCGCAAACAAGGCCGCAACAGAAGCAGAGGCCAAACGCTTAATCGACTTCCTGCATCGACGTACGAACTATACGGCAGGGAGTTCGTATGTTTGGTCGAGCAAGGCAGTGCAATCCAATCCTATATCTTTGGGTTTGGATGATAAGGACAGACCAATGTATTCAACCAATTTTATTTTTAGCGTGAGGGAGGACTAACCAACAATGAGTGATGTAAAAAAAATCTATGCTGGACCCGGTATCTTCGAGTGGGGAGTAGATGATAAAGGTGTTCTTGATTCAGACGGCATCATCATCGATCTTACACAGGGCGGCATCAACTTCACCACAACAACCACTTACTTCGAGCCTACGACGGACCAGACCGGTACGGCCCCCGTGAAATCCATTGCGACAGGTACAACGGGTGCCATTAACTTTGAAACGCCGGATATGGACTTCGAGAAGGTCACGAAGTATAACCCAAATGCAACGAAGGTTGTAGATGGGGATGATGAGACTAAGGTGAAATATCAGGTATCTGGCCTTGCAGGTAAGGAGCTGCCTCAGAAGCGTGCAGTCATTAAACCGCAGGGAGTCACTGATCCTTCACGCTATATCTACCTTGAAAGTGTAGGTATCAAGTTTGATGTGAACGCTGGTTACAAGTTGGACGACAACCTTAAGATGACCATCTCTGCTATGGCATACCCTTCCCTCGATGCAACGCCGAAGGGCTTGCTGTACACCTGGGGCGACATCACAGCTACAGCTTAATACCTGCATTATACGATCACGGAGAGGGCGCTGGCTTTCTCCTTTTTTCTTTTTACAACGATTAAGGAGGAGGCGAACGCCTTGTTAAACATAGGAGCATTGTTAGGCAAAAAGGAAGTATTGAAGCTCGGCAGACGGCAGGTGACTGTTCCGAAGCTAACTCGCAACCGCATGAAGAAGCTTACTGACCACATCGGTACCATTGGAAATTTTTTGGTGCAGTTGTTCTTGACGCCGGAAACAGACCGTTCCGTATTTATCGTTGCCGGAGCGGATGTGGCCATCGACGAGATTTATGAGTTAACCTCGCTGCTCAGCGACATAGACATTGAAGAGCTAAGTGAGCATGCCAGTCTGGCTGAGTGTTCGGAGTACCTGAAGCTTGCTTGGGAAAAGAACGACATGAACGCAGCCCTAAAAAACTTGACGGGCCTGATTCCGCCGGCGGCGCAGCAGTTCGTGCAGTCAATCGTCAAGCGAATGAATCAGGCCCTCCAAGAACAATAACCATAGATGAATTTATGCTGCGGGCCTGCATCATCCTGGGGAAGACGCAGCGTGAATTGGAGAACGACTATTACCAGATTGACATTCCGCGTCTGTTGCAGATCAAGGATCAGGTTCGGGCAGGGGAACTTCTGCAGTATCTCGATGTAATATCATTGCCGCATATCATCGATGATAAGGCGCGAGAAGAAGTGCTGAACCGGATTACCGCTGCGCTTCCGAAGCCACCTCCAGAGCCGCCGAAGTCGGCAGAGGAACAATATCAAGCGCAACTCGCGCGCATGAAGGGAGGACGTTGACGAGTGACGACGATGATCGGTGAACTACAAGCCCGTTTTACTGCTGATACACAGACGCTTAAGCAGGAGGTTCAGGCGGTCAAGCGGGATCTTGCTGGCATTGGCGAGCAGGGGAAGAAGTCAGCTTCTGACCTTCAGGCGATGAATGCTGCGCTTGAGGACATTTCCACTAAAAAGGGCAAGGTCGGACAAATGACTGCTGTGTTGGATAACATCAATGCGAAGCTCGAGATCCAGCGACAGAAACTGGCCGATCTGAGGCAATCCTATGAGAACACGTTTGACCAAGGGCGGAAGAATAAGCTTCAGGAGCAGATCGTCAATACCGAGAGCGCCGTCCTTCGGCTTACGGCTGCTTCTGATAAGACGGCTAAACAAATTTGGGATCTGGAGGACAGTCTGGAGGCAGCATCTAAAGGCATGCAACAGATGTCTTCTGATTCCGGAGTGGCTGCAAAGTCGGTCGAAAAGGCTGGGGAAGCTGCTGGGAAGGTTAAGGACCAGGTACGAGACTCTGCAAGCAGCATTGATACCTTGACATCATCCCTAGCTGCGCTCGGCGCGGGTGCTTTGCTGTCGAAGCTTACGAGCACCATTAAAACCTTTGCGGGGGAAGCCCAGAATCTGTCCAACTCTTACCAAGGTCTGACTAAAGTAGCTAAGGGTATGAACGTTGGCACTAGCGAATCCATCCAGTTGGCTGAAGAGTTGTCCAATCGGTGGGGGCTTGATCAGACAGCGCTTAATAATACGGTGAAGACCTATGTATCTGCTGGTCTGACGCTGGAACAGACCAAGCAGATCATAACATCCACAGCGGATGCGGCTACCTATAACCGGGAAGCTCATTTGTCGTGGGCTGAAGCCATCCAGCAAGTAGCGCAGGGCATCAAGTCGGGTAACTCAGACCTTACGGATGCAGCTGGTATTACGACCAATCTATCGGTTATGTACGAAAGATACGCTCAATCAATCGGTACGACAGCAGATAAGCTTACGGATGCTCAAAAGGTGCAAGCGGCCTACAATGGCATCCTTCAGGAATCAGCGATCTTTGCGGGCAACGCGGACGCTGCCATGACAGGCTACACTGGCGTACAGGCCACATTTAATAAGACTCTTACTGAAGCCCGTGCAGAGCTTGGCGAAGCGTTTATACCAGCGCTTCAGCAAGTAATGACATTGGTAACTCCGTTGATTAAAGAATTTGCTCAATTTACAGAGGAGAACAAAGGGTTGGTATCTGGTGTTAACGCCGGAACGGTCGCTGTACTGGCACTATTGAGCGCGCTACTACTTTTACCCCCGGCCATTAAGGCAGTAAAAGCTGCTCTCACTCTTCTAGGCGCATCAAGTGGACCTATTGGTTGGAGCATAGTAGCGATCGGCGCGCTGGTGAGTGGAATAACCTACCTTGTCACTAAGAGCAGCGAGGCAAAGCAGGCAGCTACCGAACTGGCACAGAAGCAAGCTGAATTGAACGCCGTGCTGGATAAAGCTCCAGTCGATCGCGCCGCATCGGACTTGGACATGCTAGCTGAGAAGGAGAAGGCACTTGCTGACGTAATTGAGCGTCGAACAGCATTGCAGAAACGGGCAGATGAACTGCAATCCATGTTTGATAGAAGCGAGGGTACTCCTGCGCTTGTTTCCGAGATGTTCGACCTTGCTGACGCAATCAAGGCGACTGACAAGGAGCTGAACAATCTTGGATTCGAAAATATCGATGAGGGTAAGAGGAAGTTTGAAGAGATGAAGGCAGCAATCAAGTCGACAACGGACGTCATCACTGAACAGGACAGGGCTGACGCCGCTGCAATTGCAACCAAGAAGACACAACTCACGCAGATGGCCGCGCTAGCTTCCGAATTCAAGAAGCTCAACGGATTGCAGACTCTGGACGCTTCCCAGAAGAATCGCTTGGTTGAGATCACCAATGACTTGATCAAGCAATACCCGCAGCTCAATGCTTACCAGGGCGAAGATGGGCGAATACGGGCCGACAACATCGACACCATTATAAAGCAAATAAATACCGACAAGCAGTTCACCGAAGATGCTGGGAGACAGGTGCAGACTCGTATCGCGAATTATAAAACAGAGGTCGAGGCTCAGGCTGCTGCTGTGCAAGCTCAAATCCGTAACTATCAGTTGTTGATTGAAGCCATGGCTAAGGTTAACCAGAGCAAGGCAGCAACCTTCGCGGAGAGCGTGCAACAAGGTGAGGACAGAATGAACGGTAAGACACCAGGTGTCATGGATATTGTTTATAATGATTGGCTCACCAGTACCGTGACTGAGGAGGCCAAGAAGAAGAAGGCTGAGGCGGAAGCTGCGCTGTCCAACTATCAGCAGACGATGAAAGAAATGGACGATCTTGCGAAAAAGGTGGAAAAGGGCGATCAGACGTTCACAAAAGACATTGTTTCGCCAGACCCGAAGAAAGGGCCGAAACCTAAGAAAGGAAAGACCCCAGAGGAATTGGCGGCTGAAGCCCGTAAAAAGGCGTATGATGCTGATCTCAAAACTGTTCAGTTTCAGGCAGACTATTTTGATCTGTCCCCGGAAAAACAACTTGAGAAGTATGAAGCCTTGCGTAAGAAGCACGCGCAGTTTCTGAAAGAGTCCATTGATGATGCTCGCACCTTGGCGCTGCAGATTAAGCGGCTGGGCGAAGACAGCATCCAAGCACAGTACGATTTTTCGGCCGAGTGGATCAAGCAGGAAGAGCGACGTATGGAAGATAGCGGGAAAACAGAGAAACAGATCGCAGAAATGCGGCTAAACTCCTGGACTCGCATGCGTGACCGATACGCCAAGGACTCCGATGAGTACAAAAAAGCTGACGAAGAGGTGTACAAGGCGCGCAAAGACGTAATCAAAAAGACGTACGATGCATCTTCTAAAGGAATCGACGAGGAGATGAGACGTCAAGAGGACGCGGGCAAGACCGAACGCGAAATGGCGAACTCACGCCTCTATATGTGGGAAAACGTCCTGAAACGGTACAAGGAAGGCAGCGAAGAGTATAAGAAAGCAGACGATCAAGTACGTAAGGCTCGTAAGGACCTTGCTTCAGCAACGGAGAAGGAGACCAAGGAGACGTACGATATCCGTTCCAAACTTATTGATAAGGAAATACGCCGGCTTGAAGATACTGGCGCTACCGAGAACGAGATCGCTAAGTACAAGGTAAAGGCGTGGACTGAGCTTCGTGATCAATATGGTAAGGACTCGGATTTTTACGAGAAAGCTGATGAGCAACTCTACCAAGCGCGGAAATCTCTTGTGGATAAGACGACGAAACTTGCGGATGATCTTGTCAAAGAGGAAAAGAAGCGTATCGATACCGCGAAAAAGGCTGACTTAGCCGCAATTGAAGAGCGCAAGAAGAAGTATGTAGCTGCTCAGGATGAGAAGATCAAGGCTCTTGACGATCTGTTGGCGAAGGAAGCAGAAGTAAATAGTGACAGCGACTATGAAGAGGAACTGGCGAAGAAGAACGCTAGAATTGATCTTCTCTCATCAGCAGTCAGTAATGAAGGCATCAAAGAACGGAACAAACTGATTGAAGAACGGGATAAATTCATCCTTGATCACAACCGCGACTTGCGCAAGCGTGATTTGGAATCACAGAAAACAGCGCTTCAGAAAGAAAAGGAGACTCAATTGGCTGCATATGAGACAGAGAAAACTAATGCTGAAGCGCAGTATGACGCATTGACAGCAGCCTTTGATGCATACAGCGGTGACATTAAGGATATCGAGTCTGGTATTGCTGCGTTTCGAGTCTCCGAATCTGCTTCGGCTAATGCGACGATTCTGAAGGACTTGGATACTTTTGTCACGCAGTATAAGTCGAAAATGGCCGAGGTAACTGCGACAAAAGCAGCTTCACAGAAAGACCGGGACCTTGAAGAATACAATGCGAATAAGGATGCATGGGATCGTGCGAAAGCTGCTGGCGACACTGCAAAAATGACAGAATTATCGAAACGTAATCAAGAGCTGCGCGACCGTTACGGAATAACTGAAGACAGTGGCAAGAAGCTGCAGCAGTTTAGTGCTGGCGGTGTCGTGCAGGGTCTATTAGGCGAAGCAGTTCCAGTTATCGCGCACGCCGGTGAAATCGTTCTTAATCCTCAGCAGCAGCGCAGTCTCTTCCGGCTGCTCGATTCTGTTATGCCTGCGACAACCTCGACCGGTCCGGTGAAGTCGGAGACGGTCATCCATAATAGCTTTGACATGTCGGTTAATGGCGTCACTCTAGAGGATCGGGCAGACACTGAAATCCTTTATTCTGAACGAGAGAAGACGGCTCGTCGGATGCAGACGATGGGAGTGAAGTCCGGATGAACGATGTTTCCATAAATGGATTATGGCTATCGACGATAAATGCCCAGTTGGTCAGCCGTGACATTCCTCCACTACCCGACACCGAGGAAAATACGGTTAAACTGGCAGGGCGAGACGGTGTGAAAAGCTTCGGCAGTACGTATGCGGCCCGACCTCTTGGCTTGGGCCTATTTGTCATGGGTGATGATTACGACGGTACTGTGGCGAAGCTGGCCAGTGTGTTCAACGTCCGGCGTGGGCCACTAATCATCATCTTCGATGATCGGCCAGAGAAACGATATATTGCCGAATATCGCGGTTCCATGGCATTCGATACTTCGACGGGCAACCGTTTGATTAACGTTCCTTTGAAAATGGACGATCCTTGGCCAGAGTCGCAGCAGGATACGGAGCTTAGAGAATACGGACAGGGCCTTTCCTTCGGGGAGGGCTATTTTTATATCTCGGATTCTTCATTTTCCATTACGACGAGCGGGCAGATGGTAACGTTGGATAACATCGGTTCGGAGAGAGCGTATCCGCTGATGAGAATTAGCGGATCATTTACGGACCTTTCGATTAGTGACGGTCGCCAGACCTTTACATTTACCGGGAGTATCGGTGCGAATGATGTTCTTGAGATCGACAGCGATCCGGACAAGTGTACGGTTAAACTTAATGGGACAAATGCTTGGGGTCGCAGCAATGGGGTGTTTTTCGAGCTTATACCTGGTGAGACGACTTTCACAGTCTCTGCGACCACACCAGCGTTCAACTTGGAGATCATTTATCGCTATAAATACTTGTTCTGAGAAAGGAGTGCGGATATGAACTTTAAACGCCGCATCATCACGAAGACGCTGGACCTGCCTAATCTCCAGCGACATAACGATAACTATGCGGAAATCGAGACTGATTTAACCGGCCACAATAACCGATTGAATACGGCTGAATCGGAATTGATTGTCCAGGATAAACGAATCACCAATCATGAAGTTTCCCAAGTTGCGCACGCCGCGGAACACATCACGTATGTTGGTCCAGTACCTGGCGTAGGGGATACGAAGGCCGCGATAGACAGCGTACAGCAGCAACTCAATACAGCAGTCATGGCCGGCGACAGCGGCGCTGCTGCGGCTCAGGCTGCTATCGATGTAGAGGGCGTCGATCACCGCAATCTGAAGGCTCGGATTGACTCGGATGTCATTAAGCTTAATACGCAGTTGGCGGAAACAGCGGGTGAAGTTGATATTCTATCAACAGTCAAAGCAGACAAAACTGAAGTTAATGCGCTTGCAACAACCAAAGCGGATCGGGTTTATGTCGATTCGCAAATAAGCGCAATTGGGAGTGCTACCCCGAAAGGGGCATACGCAACTTTAACGGATCTTCAAGCTGCTTTCCCTTCTGGAACTTCCGGAATTTACGTAGTGAGTGCAGACGGCAACTGGTACTACTGGAATGGTTCGGCATGGGTTTCTGGCGGGGTTTACCAAAGCACCGGCATTCCAGATGCCTCGTTGACTTCCGCAAAGATGTCTTTTCCAGTCATTGAGGGGGAGGCTTCCAAAAACATGTTTAACAAAGACACTATAGTTTTAGAAAGGTACGTCACAACCTCCGGCGCTCTTACTTCCAATCCCGCATATAGCGCTAGTGAGTATATTCCAGTTATGCCGAGCATCACCTATACGACAAGCCACTTATGGAGCGGTGCATGTTACGACTCTAACAAAGTATTTATTAGCATGATTCCAGCCAAAACCTTCACGACTCCGTTGAATGCTGCTTTCGTTAGAATTTCAATGAAAAACGAAGAC